ATTATAGGAGGCACAACTATGGCATCATTAGCAGAAATCCGAGCAAAGCTCAAAGAACAAGAAGCAGGCGCTTCAAACAACCGTCAGTCAGGCGGTGATAACAGCATTTACCCATTTTGGAATATGAAAGAAGGCGAGAGTTCAACTCTACGTTTCCTTCCTGATGGCAATGCTGATAACACTTTCTTTTGGCAAGAGCGTTTGGTAATTAAACTACCATTTGCAGGCGTCAAAGGTCAAACTGATTCACGTCCAGTACAGGTACAAATTCCATGTATGGAAATGTACGGCGAGACATGTAATATTCTTAATGAAGTACGTGGCTGGTTTAAAGATCCAAGTCTTGAAGATATGGGTCGTAAGTATTGGAAGAAGCGTTCATATATCTTCCAAGGTTTTGTAACGGACAATCCACTAAGTGACGATGAGACTCCGGAAAATCCAATCCGTAGATTTATCATTGGTCCACAAATCTTCAATATCATTAAACAGGCTCTTATGGATCCTGATATGGAAGAATTGCCAACAGATTACACAGCAGGTGTAGACTTCCGTCTTAACAAAACTACTAAAGGCGGTTATGCAGACTATTCAACATCTAATTGGGCACGTAGAGAGCGTCCATTATCAGATGCAGAAATGGAAGCAGTTAATACACACGGCTTGTTTAATCTAAGTGACTTCCTACCTAAAAAGCCAGGTGAAGTAGAACTTAAGGTCATGCAAGAAATGTTTGAAGCGTCAGTAGACGGTGAAGCATTTGATATGGATCGTTGGGGTAACTACTTCCGTCCAGCAGGTATGGCACAGCGTACAGGTGATCCAGTTGCTCCGGCAGCATCAACTCCTGCACCTACTCCAACACCAGCACCAGAGGCGGCACCTGCTCCAGTAGCAGAGGCGGCACCAGAAGCAACACCAGCACCAGCGGCTGAAGCGGCTCCTGCAGAAGGTGGCAATGCTCAAGACATTCTTGCAATGATTAGAGCACGTCAAGGACAGTAATAACATTATGGGGGAGCAATCCCCCATTGCTTTTTAGATAGGAGATACATATGGCATCAAAAGCATTTGATCCGACTAAGTTTAGGAATTCACTTACAAAGTCTATTGCAGGTATGAGTGCAGGCTTTAACGATCCTACTGATTGGGTTAGCACAGGTAACTATGCACTCAATTATCTTATCTCAGGTGATTGGAACAAAGGTGTTCCAATGGGTAAGGTTACAGTATTTGCAGGCGAATCTGGTGCAGGTAAAAGTTATATCTGTGCAGGTAATATTGTAAAATACGCACAAGAACAAGGCATCTTTGTTGTTCTTATTGATTCAGAAAACGCACTTGATGAAGCGTGGCTACATGCACTTGATGTAGATACGTCAGAAGAAAAATTACTTAAACTTAACATGTCAATGATTGATGACGTTGCTAAGACTATTTCAACATTTATGGCAGACTACAAAGCAATGCCAGAAGAAGATCGTCCTAAGGTAATGTTTGTAATTGACAGTTTAGGTATGTTGCTAACGCCTACAGACGTAGACCAATTTAATAAAGGTGATATGAAAGGTGATATGGGTCGTAAGCCTAAGGCACTGACTTCACTTGTTCGTAACACAGTTAACATGATTGGCTCTCACAACGTAGGACTTGTATGTACTAATCACACTTACGCATCGCAAGATATGTTTGATCCAGATGATAAAATTTCAGGCGGTCAAGGATTTATCTATGCATCATCTATTGTAGTTGCAATGAAGAAGTTGAAACTAAAAGAAGATGAAGATGGCAATAAGGTTAGTGAAGTACGTGGTATTCGTGCAGGTTGTAAAGTAATGAAAACACGTTATGCTAAACCGTTTGAAGGTGTACAAGTTAAGATTCCATACGAAACAGGTATGAATCCATATAGCGGCTTGCTTGAATTGTTTGAAGCAAAAGGCGTTATTGTTAAGCAAGGCAACAGACTTGCTTATACTACACTTGACGGTGAAGAAATCCTTGAATACCGTAAAAACTGGAAAGGTGAACTACTTGATAAGGTTATGTCAGATTATCTTGAAAAAGAGAAGTCTGTGGTAAATACCTCTGACGAGGACGACAATGTTGAACAAGTTGACGTTGACGATTTACAACCTATCGAGGAATAATATTTATGGATGATACTCAAATTGTTGATACCTGGACAATGTTTAAAGAATATCTTGATAAGAAACATATTGAGATGGCCGCAGAACGTTTTGTAGATCTATTAGCAGACTTTGGCACAGAAGATCATGTTCTTAAAGAATGTTTAGGAAGTGACTATGCTTTAGATAATGCTATTAACTACTACTTAGATATCGATGAAGATGATGCTTTAGAAGAAGAATTAGATTGGGATTAATATATGGGTTGGTATAGCGAGATTTCTCGTGATGTAGGTAAAATTCCTGACGCTGTAGCACACTACGAGCATGAACTCGCAGAGGCAAAAAAGGAAGTTAAACTTACAGGTAATGTAGAGAAAGCCGCCGCGGCAATGCCCGGCATAGTAGAACATCGGTTTAATCAATTACAAGAGATTGAAGCTATACTAAACTATCTCAATATCGAGCTACGTAGATTACGTAGTTCTTACTTCAAAAAATATCTCGAAAACTATCAACGAGCTCTGTCAAGCCGTGACGTTGAAAAATACGTTGACGGCGAGGCAGACGTTGTTGACTATGAAAAGATTATCAACGAATTTGCTCTAATGCGCAACAAATGGTTAGGTGTACTTAAAGCACTTGATCAAAAACAATGGCAAATTACTAATGTTGTTAAGTTACGTGTAGCAGGCATGGAAGATGCGTCATTGTAATATATTAATAGGATGCGATCAAAAATATTACGACGAATGGGCAATTAACTTATTACAAAGTATAAATCGACATAATCCCTGGATAAATCTACATTGTCATATTGTAAATCCAACAGTTGAAAATTCTTTAGATAACGTTAGTATAACTACTGAAAAACGAGAATTTTTAAACGATGAGTCAAAAATTTCATATTTGCAAAGTGTTAGATTTTTAGCAGTAGCAGAAAAATTTAAATTAACAGATCAAGTAATTACACTTGATGCAGATACAATTTGTACAAGGCGAATTGGCCGTGTAGCAACAAAGCGATTATTTGAAAAACAACATATACTTAAACATCATAAAGACAATAGATGGTTAGCTGGATTTGTTACATTTAATGATAGCGAGTTTCGACAAGAATTATATAAAGAATTAAATTCTGTTCCAGTTGATAAATGGCGATGGGGCCGTGATCAATTAATTTTAAATAAATTAGCAAACGATTTTAACTATGAGCCATTGCATAAACTTTGGATGGCTGTTGGAAAAAACAGAACGCATAGTGCATTTTTAACTCTTAAAGGAGAACAAAAATACACAGAAAAATATTTAAATGTTTATAGGAAATATTTAGATGCTTAAAGTTTATTGGTCAAATAGTCGTCCAAACTTTGGTGATATACTAACGCCATATATTTTAGATCATTTTAACATAAAACACGAAATGGTGTCAACTGTTGAACATGCAAATGCAATGTCTATAGGTTCTATTATACATAGGGCAACAGAGAATATGATAGTTCTCGGAAGTGGTGCGATGCACAGTAAGCACCTTCTTAATTCTAATGCAGATTATAGATTTGTTAGAGGACCATTAACACGACAACGAATAATAGAGTCTGGCGGATCGTGTCCAAAAATATATGGCGACCCTGCATTACTACTTCCGTTGTTTTGTAACGAAAGTAAAAAAGAATATGACGTTGGCATTGTTCCGCATTATGTTGATTATGACGAAATAAAGAAAAAATATCCTCAATATAAAATTATAAATTTAACTAATCCTAATCCTTTAGAAGTTGCAAAAGAAATTACAAAATGTAGAAGTATTATATCAACTTCTTTACATGGTATAATAGCCGCACATGCATACGGAATCCCTGCAAGTTGGTTAATGTATAGTAATAAATTAAAAGGTAATAACATAAAGTTTAGAGATTATTTTGCATCAGTTGGTTTAGATACTCAAGTTGCTAAAAAAATTAGTGATGTAAAATTTACTACAGGCACTCTTCCCAATTTAAATACATTGTTAGAAAAATTTAAGGAATTGCAATGAAAACAAAGGCAAAAGGTTGCAGTACTCCAGCACCAAATCTATTACAATTTAGATTGTTAAAGTATGCTTTAGAAGAACATAATATTAATATTGAAGATTTAAATCCTGATGTAGATCATAGGAATGGCACAATTGATTTAAATGGGTTTAATATTGGATTAAAATATCCTAAATCATACTTAGATAATATTGCAGAATTAGATAAGACACAAATTTATGATTTTTGTTTTGTAGGACATTTTGAATCTTTTGGTCGTGAAGAAAGTTTACGTCCGTTTATGAATAAAAATAGTTACATTAAACATTCAGAAGTAGGCAGACAAAAAAAGAAATATGATTTCGATACACATTACTATCAAATAATGTGTAACTCTCGCTTTGGTTTAGTTCCAAATCACACTGATAAAAAAAGACCTAAAAAATGGCAACATCCTAATGCTTGGAGTTATAGATTTATTGAAACTATTATTAGTGATACAATTCCAGTTTTATTTCGAGAAAGTCCATTAGGCAAAAATGCAATTAGAGGATTTAAAGTGTTATGGAACGACTCTAATTTTAATTTAGATGAAAAACAATATCAAAGATTATTAAAAAGAAATAAAGAATTAGCATTACGAAAGTTCTTTATAACAGACGAAGAAATAGCTCAAATACAAAAATTATTATAAACTACGTACATAAATATCAGTATGAAAACCGTAGTAATTGTCACTGGAGGATTTGATCCTCTGCACCCAGGACACATAGAATACTTTAAAGCCGCTAAACAGTTAGGCGACGAACTTCATGTAGGACTAAACTCAGACGAATGGTTAACTCGTAAAAAAGGTAGACCGTTTATGAAGTTTAAAGATCGTGCATCTATTATTGAAGAATTGTCTGTTGTAGACAAAGTTATTAGTTTTGATGATAGTGACGACAGTGCTTGTGGTGCTATATATAAGACAATGGCAACACATGGTGATATTAAAATAATTTTTGCAAATGGCGGCGACAGAACAAATACAACTACACCAGAATATAAAACTTACGGCGACACGCCCAAAGTTGAATTTGCATTTGGTGTAGGCGGCGAAAATAAAGCAAATTCAAGTAGTTGGATACTTGACGAATGGAAAACACAAAAAACAGAGCGTGATTGGGGATACTGGCGTGTATTAGATTATAAGCCTGAAAAAGGATATAAAGTTAAAGAACTTGTAATTTATCCCGGTAAAAGTCTAAGTGATCAGCGTCATTTCAAACGTTCGGAACAATGGAACATTCTTGAAGGTGTTGTAAAGATAGATACCGAATACAACAATCTACTTAATACTGTTCAATTAGACTCGCATAATAAACCTTATCATATTGATAAAGAAGTTTGGCATAAAGCAAGTAATCCAGGAACAGAAAATGCACATATCCTTGAAGTGCAACGAGGTATAGAATGCGTGGAGGAAGATATTGAACGAAGATAAATTAAAAATTTTTGTAGGCTGGGATAGTAGAGAAGATATTGCTTACCAAGCGTGTAAACAAAGCCTTAATGATACTGCATCAGTAGACATTGAAGTAATTCCGCTAAAACAAAGATTATTGAAAAGGGACGGGTTGTACTGGCGTAAATCAGATAAATTAGCATCAACTGAATTTACATTTACTCGATTTCTTGTACCTGAACTTGCTAACTTTAAAGGTTGGGCATTGTTTATTGACTGCGATTTTATTGCAGTAGAAGATGTAAAAAAGTTGTTTGACTTAAGAGACGAAAAGTATGCTGTAATGTGTGCTCAGCACGATTATACCCCTAAAGAAGGTATTAAAATGGACGGCAAGCAACAACTAAACTATCCACGTAAAAACTGGTCAAGTATGATGCTGTTTAACTGTGGACACCCAAGTAATAAACAATTAAACAAAGAATTAGTTAATGATCCTAATATTGATGGAAAATATTTACATAGATTTAGTTGGCTTAATGATGCTGAAATAGGAGAGTTAAGCCACGAATGGAACTGGCTTGTTGGCTGGTATAACGAGCCTAAAGACGGTAAACCTAAATTTATTCACTATACAGAAGGCGGCCCTTGGTTTGAGCAATATAAAGATTGCGAATATAATTTAGAATATTATAGAGCAGAAAGATCTTATTTGCTAAAAAGTATAGTAGGAGCAGAACAAAAAGTAATTAATGCAAAACATAAAGGATCAGATTACAATAGTTTAAGTTTACCTAAAGAAACAAAAGAAGCAATACATACATTAATTACTGCTCCACTTGATCCTACCGGACAGTATTACGGTAAAACACAGGAAAAAGCAATGAAAGTATTACAAAATAAATTTATGAAAGGTACTGTTCACAAAGCGGCAGCAATTGATCCTGAAGAGGGAATATCTAATCATAAAGACGGACTACAATATGACGAATATCTTCAATCATTTGTTATTGGTTGTAATGGTCGTTTAAGTGACTGGCGATCAGAAGAAAACACTTCGATACCTTTAATTATTAGAGGCCTTGGCGGCGGCAGTCGTAAAGCAATTAAGCACTGCTGGGAAACTGGAAGAGAGTTCTATGCTATCGATACAGGATATTTTGGCAACGAAGGAAGCAAAGCAAAAATTTGGCATCGTGTGACTAAAAACGACTTACAAAATAAACAAAAACTAATTGAACGTCCCGGAGATAGATTATTAAACTGGAAATATAAAAAGTTTAAAAATGACGGTAGAAAAATTTTACTTGTACCTCCAAGTGAAAAAGTTATGATGTTATTTGGTCAAGCATCACCTGAAGAATGGGTTAAGAATGTAAGTGCAGAACTTAAAGAATATACTGATCGTCCTATTGAAATTAGGTTAAAGCCTGACAGAAGACATAGAATTACTAATCAATCATTAGAAGCCGCAATGGCACAAGATGTACATTGTGTAATAACTTATAATAGTATTGCCGCACTCGAAGCACTTAATTTTGGTAAGCCTGCTATTGCTCTTGGTCCTAATTGTGCAACAGCCGTGTGTAACACATCTCTTTCTGACATAGAAAATTTACACAGACCAGACAAAGATGAAATGTATGCACTAATGACCCATCTAAGTTATGCTCAATTTAATCGACAAGAGATGATGAGTGGTTATGCTTGGGAGATAGTAAGTGAAAGTAGTTAGTTACTATGATGTAGTACCTCTCAAAAATAAAAGTCAAGAAAAGTTCGACATACTTACAAAATTTGTTAAAGGTGTAAATGCTGTAGGCGATCAAGGGATACTACATAGAGGCAACTCTCTTGTTGAAGCTGATGTAGGAGTAATACAAGGCTGGCAACACGAACGTGGGAAAAATGCACCTCATTTAAGATTAAGGCAAGGCGTAATAGATAGAACACACAATACACATGTATGTTGTGCCGATGCCAATTTATTTTTATATGCCAATAAAAGTAATTCTCCCCATCATTACTTACGTTATAGTTTTGACGGAGTATTTCGAAATACCGGACAATATTTTGACGATAATCCTGATCCAAAAAGGTGGCAACAAATTAGTAAAGACACTGGAATTAAAATAGAAGATAACAAAACAGGCGGATCACACATATTAATATGTGCTCAGAGAGATAAAGGCTGGAGTATGGGGAAAGTTAGTCTTGATAAATGGATATTAGATACGTGTGAATCAATTAGAAAGTATACCAGTCGTCCTATAATTATTAGATTACATCCAAAAGATAATGAAACTAATCGTAGGTTTAACGATATTATTCGTTTAGTTCGTAAATTTAAAGGTGTAGGACTTAGTAAAAATAGAGACTCGATAGAAAAAGATTTAGTAAATTGCTGGGCTGTTGTTAACCATAATAGTAGTTCAATTGTAGGTCCTATTATACAAGGCTACAATTCTTTTATTACAGATCCTACTACAAGTCAATGTTCGGAAGTTTCACATCACGGTTTTGAAATGATCGAATCGCCGCAACAATTTGATAGACAAAAATGGTTAGAACGTGTTAGTATGTGTCACTGGAAGTTTAGTGAATTAGAAGATGGTACTGCTTGGAAACATATGAGACAGTATGTTAATTCTTAACTACTGCCCAGACGTGCTTAGATGTTTTAGTTTTAACAATTTCTACATTAATACCTTGACTGGATAACTCTTTTACAAATTTATTAACGCCTGTAATTTTTACATCATCAAACACAATTATCTTACTATCTTTAACTTTTTCATAATCGTGCTTGACAGTTTCGTAACTATGTCCTCCGTCAATATACACAAAATCAAATTTTGTTTTTTGTAACGTATCTGTTGTATAACCTTGAAATAATTTAAATTCAATATTAGGATGAGAAAGTTTTACTTTAGACAGCGTTTCTTTTGCAACTCTCATATTTGCAGGAGCCTTACCATTACGTTCTTTTTTATGTAATTCTAAGTCAGGACTTTCTGCATCAAAAACATCATATCCGTAGTAGGTTAATTTTTTTACTCGCGGAGCAAATAGCTCAATAAATTGTTTAGCAGACCCTCCTTTGTGTGTGCCAATCTCGCCAATAAACTCACACTTAGCATCTCCTATAATGTCTTTCATTACATCAAACAAAAATGGTTTCATTAAGATTTCCAATAGTCCTCAGTTCTATTTACCATTAAATCTTTTTGTAAACTTTTGCCTGTGTCTTTGCGTCCGCCCTTCATATGATCCATAAATTTACCTAATGGTCCGTTAATAAGAGGGTGTCCGCCGCCACCTGTTGATGCTTCACGTAGATACATATCTTCTGAATAGTCTAAGTAATGAGTTTGCACCATTTTAAAATTATTAAGTATATGCCCAAATACATAACTGTCATGCCATTCTTCTAATTTAAACATACCAAACTCTGCGTCCTCATACATACGCTCAAACTCTTTCATAAACTCTTGACATACAGTACTGTTTTTATTCATACCATAAAATCCGCACTCTGGCCAAGTTTGTGATCCTTTACCTCTGCCCACATATGTAATCCATTTATCTTGTGGCAGTAATGCAATAAAATCTTCGTAACTCCACGGACTATGGATATAACTATCTGCATCCATCCACACAATCCAATCTTTACCTTTTTCAAACGCATCAAATACAGCATATGTCTTATTAGCAAATCTAATAGCGTCCCACTTGAATTTTTTATGCCAATCTCTTGGACGTTTTGCTTTAATGTTATCTGGGGGGATTCCGTTTGCACGAGGATCATTTTTATATTTTTCTTTAAATGCATTTAGTTTAGGTAACGCTTGTTCAGCACTTAATATTTCTATTCTTCTCGGATCCGGATTAGGAGGTAAAATTCCTTCTGCATATACTACTAATTTAATTCTTGGATCTACTCGTTTTGCAAAACTTTCTAAAAATCTTTTTGCGTATTTTGTATATCCATCTGAATGAAATGTTGTTACCACAGTTATGCTTGGCATTGTTGTCCTCGTGTAAATAAAGCTATATGAAAGTATTTACATATGAAATTTAGTTTATGGACACAATATGGCGCACTTAATTCAACACCCGTTTTTGATGCATTTTCTCGCGGCGCTAAGTCTCTTGGGCATGATGTTGTTTGGAATGATACTGTTTCTGATGTTGATGTTATTTGGAGTGTTTTATTCAATGGTAGAATGGCTCCGAATAAAAATATCTGGGAACGGAACCTGGCAAAATCCAAACCGACCGTGGTCTTAGAAGTAGGCGGGATACATAGAAACACAACATGGAAGGTAGGTTTAAATGGAATCAATAGAGATGCTTTTTTTGGCGATGGCGGCAATAATAGCAGTCGGGCTGAACGACTCGGACTCAAACTAAGTCCTTGGCGCAGTAGCGGAGAGCATATCTTAATCTGCGGTCAACACGAAAAGAGTTTACAGTGGAAAGATATGCCTCGCATGAGTACTTGGGTAATGCACACTATTGATGAAATACAAAAACACAGCGACCGACCTATTATATTTAGACCACATCCAAGATGTCCGTTACCAGACATAGAAAAAGAATTTCGAAACGTTAAGAGACAAGAACCTTTTAAAACACCAGGTAGCTACGACGACTTTGATATTGACTATTCTAATATTTGGGCTACTATAAGTTATAGCTCTAATCCGGGTATACATTCTATTATTAATGGTGTACCAGCATTTGTAAGTACAAGTTCATTAGCATATGATGTAGGTAATGACATACAGTTTTTACATGATATAGAAAATCCTTTACAACCTGACAGAACACAATGGCTTAATGACTATGCTTGGACAGAGTTTACTGTGGAAGAAATTTCTTCAGGTTTACCACTTAAATGCTTGACTTCTAAGCTATAATCCTGTATACTGTATAACATGTTTACAGTAGAAGATTATATCGAAATTCTTGCCGGGGTACAACTTGGCGGCAAATTTAACTTAAAGAAATCTGACTATAGTTTAATTTCAAGTTTGGCTCGACAAACTTTTAAAGGTATTGCATATACTGATCGCCAAAAAGAACTTGCAGTTACAAAAATAAAAGATTATCAAGAAGAATTTGCTAAAAATGGCTTTAATATAACAGATGACGACTTTAATAATTTAAGACTTCCTTTACGAGATATAGATAGAAGTAGATGGATTAAAGTAGTTGACAATGTAAGTGGTTTAACAGAATCACCATTAATTGCTGTAAGATTCTCATTCCAAAAAAAACTTATAAGTGCATTAGAAAAATTAACAATTAAAAAAGTACATTACGATAAAATTAAAAAAATTCAATATTTTAAATTTAACGAAAAGAACTTATATACTATTGTTAATGCTTTTAAAAATAAAAACTTTGATATAGATGACGAACTTTTAAATTATTACAATCAAATTGAAAAGTTTACTCAAGAAGATTATGTTCCTGGAGTATATGGTAGTAAATTAAAAAATTTAACGCCAAAAGCACAACAGTACATTGAGAAAGAAATTGGCAAACTAACTAATGATAATATTCTTTTATACAAAGATAGATCATTAAAATATGGTTTAGAAATTAATCATACATTTTCTGATACAAATAGTCTTGTATATAAAATTGCAAATAGACAATTTGTTACAGTAAATGCAAATAGTACAAAATATCCTTTAGATCAATTTATACTAACATTAGAACAATTACAAAGATATCCTATCTTAATTGTATTAACACAGGATACTTGTTATAACGATATTGTTGAAGCACAACAATACTTACGTAATATAATTCCTAACAATGAAGTCTCTGTTACATTTAGATTAGATAACAATGATGAAGGTAAAGAATTTAATCAATACATTAAACAAGCCGGAATTAATAATAAGGTTGACAACAATACCAAAATCGTGTATAATTTAGATAATAAAATACCTAAACCGTTACTGGCTTCTTCATGGAAGCCAAGTACAATTTTAGTATTACAAAATAATATATCTGGAGGAATTCTTGGTGTACGTAAAGTTATTGACTGTTACCCCGAAACTGACTTAGTTGTTTATTATACGGTTGATACTATTACAAAAGGTTATAATAGATATATGAATAGAGATATTGAGAAAATTTAATGGCATCGTGTAAACTAATAATTGAAGATGAAGTAAACATAAAGTTAGAAGGACTTGAAGTAGATGTTAGAAGAAAACTCGCCAATGCTCTTAAGTTTGAAGTGCCTTATGCTCGATACATGCCCCAGTATAAACTTGGACGATGGGACGGTAAGGTTGCTTTTTTTGGTATTGGCGGCACAGGCTACGTTAATCATCTTGATACTATTGTTGCTGTTCTACAAAAGAATAACGTCCAAATAGTTGACATTGATGATAGACGTCATCCTATTAAATTAGATCTAAAACCTATTGACGAACGTTACTGGGCAGATCAAGGTGTACGATGGCCTGAAGGACATCCAGCAGAAGGCGAAGAAATTATTCTGCGTGACTATCAAGTAGACGCAATCAACAAGTATTTAGAAAATCCACAATGCTTACAAGAAATTGCTACTGGTGCAGGTAAAACAATTACCACCGCTACACTTTCGCATCTATGTGAACCATACGGGCGTAGCCTTGTTATTGTTCCTAATAAGTCTTTGGTTACACAAACAGAAGAAGATTATATTAACTGCGGTTTAGATGTAGGTGTGTATTTTGGTGACAGAAAAGAGTTAGGCAAAACTCACACTATCTGCACGTGGCAATCACTAAACATATTAGATAAAAAGTTTAAAGACGGATCTGCTGTATTAAGTTTAGCAGAGTTTTTAGAAGGCGTAAGTGCTGTTATTGTAGACGAAGTACACCAAGCAAAGGCAGAAGTACTTAAAAACTTA